AGAACTATGTGCCTCAAGTCTGGGATGCAAAGAAGATTGAGAAGCGTCGTGATGAGTTTATCGAGAAGATGGCCAACTATTATAAAGCAGACCGTGCAAGAAACGGCCTGACTTTTGATGATGCAGAGGCAGACGCATTTGCAAAAGGCATCATGCTGAAACTGACAGAAGAAGGTGATGACGGTGTGTTCATCCCAGCTCGCGGCTCAACAAAGAACCCGACCTTCGAGAACGTCGACTACGCTCGTGTTATCGAACTGGACAAGTATCCAGATATGCTGGATGAGCTTGAGGATTTTCTTGAGAGCGATATGTCAGCCATCTTGGTTAAGTACCTTGAAGGCTCGTCTCGCCGCAATGTCCACGCCAAGAAGCTGGGCGTCAACAGCCATGCTGTAAATGATTACCTTCTCGTTGCTTCAGATGGTGAAGCTGGCATAGCAAGACTGCTGTCCACAAACAAAGTGTTTAAGACAGATCGCAACGCTATGAACAAAGACGGAAAGATGGAAGTCTTCACACTGGCAGACACAATTCGTATGCCGTTCACAGGAGATGACGCCGCAGCTCGGTCATTCTCACAAAACCTTGTGTCAGTTCACAACACCAATGGGTCTGCTGCGGCTCGCAAGATGCTGAATGATCTGTACCCAGCAGGCAACCCTCCTGTAACTTACCAGCGCAGGGTTGATGCAATCATTGGCGCACTTGAAGACTTTAAAGGCAAGCCAAACTCAATGAATACACAAGATGAAGTGTTTATCGAGCAGGCTATGAAAGTTGCAATGAAGAAGCCGATGGACGGACAGGGAGCGAAGTCTGTGGTCAACGTATCACGCGCACTTCGCATGACTAACAATGTTACACTCCTTGGCTTCACCACTTTGACATCTCTTGGTGACGTGGTTCTGCCTATCATTCGCTCTGGTCAGTTTGGTAGTTGGGCGAAAGGTTTGGGCAAAGTTGCTACAGACCCAGAGTACCGCACCATGCTGAAGAACGTAGGTGTTGCTATGGAAAACGTAGTCCATGAGCGCATGATCCACATGTATGGATCGCCTGATAACAAAGCATCTCATGCGTTCTTTAATGCTACATTGCTAACACCTTGGACTGACATGAACCGCACTATTGCTGGCGCAACAGGGTTCGAGTCATTCATTGCTATGCAGAAGAAAGCCTTTAACAAGCATCAGGCTGGCCTTCCGTACTCTAAGCAATCTGGCTCTTACAAAACAGCACACAGGTTCTTGTCACGATACGGTATGCAAGACTTCCTCCCAGAAGGTAAACGTGCTGGAGAAAGCCTGGGAGATAAGTCTGTCGCAGACAAGTTAATGGTAGATGATGACACAGTTCGCATGGGCATCATCAAGTTTGCAGACGAAGCAATCTTCCAGCCAAACCCGAATGACATCCCGTTGTGGGCGCAGACGCCAATCGGCGCACTCGTCTTCCAGCTCAAGTCGTTTCCGCTAATGATGAGTCGCTTATCTGGCTACGTTTTCAGCGAGGCTTTTAAGCACGGCAATTTCAAGCCGTTAATTTATCTGTCAACTTTAGGCCCAGCATTTGGCATGGGTACGCTGGCTGCAAAAGATATTATTCAGCAGCGCGGCGGCGAAGACGGAGAAAGTGCAGCACTTCGCAAGCGTAATATCGCCAAGACACTCGGCCACAATGAAAAGACACACGGCAACGTCGATGACTTCCTTGGCTGGTATGTAGAAAGCATGTTGGTTATGGGTGGCCTTGGATTGATGGGTGATGTTATTCACTCGGCGGTTAGCCAAGTAGACAACGGTGCGTATGGACAACAGCGTATGTGGGGTACGGTACTCGGCCCGACATTCGGTCTTGGCAATGCTGGTATGCAAGTTATTGCTGGAGCAACGGACGAGAGTGACAACTCCAATGCTAAAGAGCGATCTGCAATGCGTGAGATAGCAACCCGTATTCCAATTCTTGGCGGCAATAGAAAGATCAGAGAGTCAATCGTTGAAGCTACTGCTGGCGAACCAGACAAAGGTGGCACTGGTGGATGGACGTCTTCGTGGGGACAGGGTGACTGGAAGTAATGCAGAAGAAGTTTCAAAAAGACTCTAGATACAGTGAGTACGACGAAGACGGTGACGGCATTGTCACAGACGCAGAGCTTGCTCATGTCAAAGAGATTAAGGAAACAGAAACAAATCTCCGCAAAAACTTAGCTCAACTTCGGATGGCCAGATGGACACTTATATTTATGGGTGTGTACGCAGTCTTTTTGGCGTCTCCTTTTTGCAGCCCAGAAAAGCTATCTGGGTTGGCCGCAGTCACAGACCTAATCTTCCTTTCTGGCGCAGGCATTGTTGGCGGCTACATGACCGTCACCTGCTGGCCTAAAAAGTAAGGCGTGTAGATGATTGAAACTTTTGTTTTGGTAATCAGCATGTGGGGAAACAATGGAAGTGAATGGCTTTATATCGGCAACCAGATGTCCTTGCAGCAAGAAATGACAGAGGAACAATGTCTTTATCTCATTGATGAAGAGATGTGGGAGACAACTTATGACAACGAACATTATCGGATGTTAGCTCAATGCTATCCAGTAAAATGTGCGGAAGAAAAAAGTTGTAAATAATGTGGCAGGCACTGGTTACAGCTTGCATGATCTCCTCGATGTCAGAGTGTTTAATTTTTGAGGATCAATCGTGGCATGAGACTGAAAGCAGATGTAAAGCAAGAGCATTTGAGATGGCGTCAGATGTTCACAAATACATGAAAGAATATAAGCCTACCAAATATCAATGCCGCAAATTAAAAGGAGGCATGTTGACAAGATGATACAAGCACTTATCGGCCCGATAGCAAGTCTTGCTGGGTCATGGATGGATTCCAAAGTAGAAGCTACGAAAGCCAAAGGGGCAGTAGCTAAAGCCCGCGCTGAAGCGGAGGCTCAAGTTTTGGTCACTTCAGCTACACACGAAGCAGGCTGGGAAAAGATCATGGCCAAGTCCAGCGACAATAGTTGGAAGGACGAGGCGTGGACGATTCTCTTTATCATCATAATTGCTATGTGCTTCATTCCGTTTACCCAGCCTTTTGTTGAGCGTGGGTTTGAAGCTCTTTCCCGTACACCAGAGTGGTTTCAGTATGCCGTTTACGCCAGCATAGCCGCGAGTTTTGGTTTGCGGTCACTGAAAGGAATTAAGAAATGAACATCGACAAGCTCCGCGCAGACCTCGAAGCAGACGAGGGGATCAAATACGAAACCTACATGTGTTCAGAAAACTGGCTTACGATGGGGGTGGGACACAGAATTTTAGAGTCTGATCCTGAGTACAGCCAGCCAGTTGGCACGTCTGTATCTGAAGAGCGTGTTGCTGAATGTTTCAATGCAGACATACAGACGACCATTGATGACTGCCGAATTATCTTCCGTGACTTCGACGGGTTTCCCGAAGAGGTGCAGCTCTGTCTGGCAAACATGTGCTATCAATTGGGCCGCCCATCACTTAGCCGCTTTTCCAAGTCTGTAGCTTATGCAAACGATCATATGTGGTCTGAACTTAGCGAAGAAATTTTAGATAGTAAGTGGGCAAATCAAACCCCGAACCGAGCAAAACGTATCAGTGATCGTCTAGCTCTAGTTGAGATTCCGGCATAAGCTCTCCAGCTAACGCTGCGTATCCACAAATATCAATCCAACTGTCGATAGTGTCAGACTTCATAAGTCTGGCTGTCTTCAGCATAATCATGCACATAGCAAATTGCTTGGCGGTGACTTCCGTTCCGAGAACAACAGAGAACAACTTTGCACAATCATCAAAGTTCTTTCTGGCATCGCCATAATCGTCAGCCCTTTTACCATCAATCAGCTTACCAGCGTTTGTTAGTATCTCACTCCTCAACATCAAACATAATCCCCATCTCAAACCGCTTAATATAATTCTCCAAACGTCTAGCCTCGAACTCCAGTTTAGAAACCTCTTCTCTTGTCATACGCAACTTGTCCAAGGCTTTAGTATGTTCTGCGTCTGTAACGCTGACAAATTGCAGCCGTTCAAGAATGGAAGCCATCTCGTTTTTCTGGAGGTCAATGTTATACAGAAGCTGGTTATGCTCCTCTTGAAAATTTAACAAATCTCTAAGTTCATCCATCATTCTTTCTCTTCTGGCTTGTACCGTATGTAATCTTGGCAAGCTGCAACAGCTTCCTCATCATGTTTTGAACAATGCCAAAGACCTTTTTCAGTAGGGAAAGAGAACTGGCAAGTAACGCAAGTCTTAGGCACAGGTGTATCACCCCAACAGACGCCTCGCTTGAAGCAACCGCGACAACGCCAGTCATCTTCGTCCGACGCAATCTTAGCTGTCTTGTTTTGTAAAGCCCGATCAACTCTCTCCCTCAGAAAATTAAATTCTATCTCATCGAACTCAATAATCTCAGCGTGGTATTCTGAATTGTTCTTGTTGACAGCGACAAGCATAGCTTCTGTAAAGTTTGCCATGCCCATCATCATCGTGACCTGACCAAAATATTGAGGGTGACTCTTCCTGACACCGTGCTTCACGAACTTGTTGAAGCTGGCATTGTTCATTGACTTGATTTCCAATACGCGCAAGACGCCATCGTCCATCTCGATGTGGCCATCCATATGACAGACGACGTGGCCGCCAAGCTGTTCATACGAATGTTGCCTGCCCGTAAACCCGTCCTTTTCCCAGACGCGAACGTCTGCCTTCTCTTTTAAATCTTTGACGACCTCATCTTCAAGAAGATGTCCAAGGCGAAAGATACGCTTCAGCTTTGCACTTGGCTCGTTGTTTGGGAAACCACGCATGTTAAAAGACAGCATGGCATCACAGGGATTTCCTACAATAGACGCACCGATATAACAACGCGCCTTGTCTTCCCTAACCTGTTGATCGTAGCCATCATCAATGGCTACGATTAGGTCTTCAACTGTCTTAACTTCAGCCATGCTTAAAATGGAATGTCGTCATCAAGATCGGACGAGTTGCCTGACCCCTCTGGGGCTTTAGCTCCAGCAACTTTGAAGTTTTTGACTTCGGAGCTACGACGCATTGTTCCGTCATCACCCTTCCACTCCTTGCCCAAATCGACAACGATGTTGCACTCAAGACCTTTAAGCGTATTTATATCGGCTGGTTTGTCTGGGTTCGGATGCTGTGCGGCTACAAGAAACGTCTTTAACTGGCGCATACCAATCTCAACAGCCTGTGGATTTTTGTTAGCCACATTAAAGTTCGCATTAATTTCACCAGTCCCATCCATAGCTTCCAGTTTTGCTTGGATCATCTTGCCACCAGAGCTAGTTTCTTTAATCTCTGCACCTATACAACGGACGTGATGCACACCTTTTTGAAGACGTGATGATCCACTTCCCTCAGTCACTTTGCTCAAATCGAGCGAGTCAAAACCTGACCAGTTCATAATCTTATTCCTCTTCTTTCTTGTTAGCTTTACTAAACTCTGCGTCATCCATAGACATACGAGCCAGCAGTTCGGTTATGTCTGACACCTCTTCATAAGGCTTCAGACGGTTAAGAGGGTCGCGCACCTTTCCGTGCCACCCCGATACTTCATCAGTCGCAACGTAGCGTCTGACTTTAGGCATACCCTTCTGGTCTTTCTCTGTGATGCGAACGCCACAAAGAACATGATCGAATAATGCGGGTATGTGTTTGGCCACAGACTTACCTTTTACCAGCGGCCAGTATTGAGTTACGTCGTTTGCGTCTTGCTCTTCCATAGCAAGACATGTCACCAACACATGGATCGGCAAGTCCCTGATCCACTTCAATGAGCCGAGCATGAGGCGGCCATAATCACCCCACTTCTCAAAGCCGTTCTTGTTGTCCTGATGTTTGTATTCGAGCCATTCAAGCAGACGCTCAGACAACTCAGTCAAGCTGTCAACAGCTACCCAGTTATAGCCTTGCTTCTTGAACTCTTCGCTCTGCATCATCTGCATGATCGAGCGGAAAGAGTAATCTCCTTTAGATGGATCGGCTTCTCGAATTGCCAGACGATCTGCACTATCTTTTACAATGCGTCCATCCCAACTTGAGAAAGGTAGGTAGTCGATGTCCACGTCTTCGATGGATTTCAGCCCAGCCTCACCCGAAAGTATCAGTCCTTTGCCGTACCTTTTTTCATAGAAGCGGCACTGGTACGTCTTGCCAAATCCGTGGTGTGCGTACAGTA